TAGACCACCCAAATCAGGATTATAAGCGACATCAAAGGTGCGAAGCGCTTCGTTCACACGACCAGAAAACACAAAGTCATCAGCGGCTGTAGTATCTTCAGGGTCAGTGCCAAATTGAACGTGAGCAAAGTCAGCAGTGTCTTCAAATGATCCTAGAGTAATAATACCCGAATACTGTTGAAGTAAATCGCCAGCTTCGCTAACTTCTGACCAACCTCCAGTACGAACTAGTTCGCGAGTTTTACGATTCGTTGATCCGTCTGTGATATTTTCATCATAGAATCTCCAGCCATTTCCAATTTCGAACTGTTCTGGTGTAATAGCAGTAAATGGGAAGTCAAACTTGATAAGTAGATCGTCGGTCTTCCATTCTTCCTTTGTGAAAGAGTAGAGAGACTGAAGGGTAACGCCGTTCGTTTGTGACTCACCAACGTCGTCAAGATTTCCTTGACGAATCAACCAGATTTTCTTTGAATAAGTATCAAAGTAAACAGATTTTTCAGTAAAGGCGTTTGTATCAGCTCCTAGGAATGTAATACCAGCATTAGCAAGACCATCATCCCGAGCATCAGCTGTTGGCGAACCTTGAGCGCCACCAACTTTATTAACAGTATAACCATTCGTTGGTGTACCAACAGCTGTTACATAATATAGACCATTTGTATTAGCGCTCAATGAATTTCTAATTTCAAAATAATCATTTACTGAAAACGATGGTAGAGCGGTAGATGAAGCGTTAACAATTGTAACAGCAGTATTACCACTTGGGACGGCAATATTGATTCCACCGCTATTTGTGTTTGATTGTCCTTGGGACAAATTATCTGGGTCAATGATAAGAGCCATTTTTATTTTCCCCTTCTAGAAAATAGTTTTCTTTACTTTATTTATAAAAAAATATAACTATACGTCATACGTATAAGTAGTTCTATCATCCCAAATTTTATCGAAATTATCAGTGTCATTCGCCCAAAGAATCGTCGTAACTGTATTACCACTGACTTCTCCTACTCTCTTAATTCTCCACGAAGCTGTGTTTGCATAAGATCCAGGAGTAGCCTCACCCACATATGTGTATGTGTTGGCTCCTACCGTAGTTTCATCGACTAATCTATCATACTGCACTTCTAGTTGTATCCTTACTGTATTGATTACATCAACAATATTTAATGAAGTAAACTTTTGTATTGAATGATTAAATATCAAAATGTCATTATTTGCTAACTGGCTTGGGCGATTAAATACAACATCATCATTGTCTAGTATTCTAGTAGAACCACCACCACCCATTGTCGATAGTTGCTGATTGAGTTTTGCTTTGTACTGATTAAAATCTTTCTCAAACTTAACTAACGCTTTTTTTACATCTGCGTCTTTGCCAGGAGATCCATCCTTTCCATCTTTACCAGCAGGTCCACGGTCGCCTTTCGCTCCTTTTTCTCCCTTCGCACCACGAGCACCCTTATCGCCTTTTAGTCCTTTCTTACCATCCTTACCATCTTTTCCATCTTTTCCAGCGTCGCCCTTTTCACCTTTGTCGCCCTTTGCTCCTTGAGCGCCAATAGGACCTTGTTCACCCTTTACGCCTTGAGGTCCAACATCACCCCTATCACCTTTTTCTCCTTTATCACCTTTCTCGCCTTTGAACCCTCTTTCACCTTTCGGACCTTGAATACCCTGCTCGCCTTGTTCTCCCTGTGGTCCTTGCTCGCCGAGTAAACCGGGTTCACCTTGCTCGCCTCTATCACCAACTTCTCCCTTCTCGCCTTGTATGCCTTGTGGACCTTGTGGACCTATTGGACCTTGCTCGCCGATTAAACCACGCTCGCCTTGTGGTCCAACTTCTCCTTGAAGACCTTGTTCTCCAGCAGGTATTTCTATTTCATTCAAAGATTTGTATAGATTTTCTCTTAACTCCTCTTTGATTTCAATACCTTGTTTCTTTATAACTGCAAGAACTGTCGTGAGCAGTTTAGCATTATCAACTGTTGGTTTCATGATTACACCTTGTCTGTGTCAACCATCGAATCCATGAAACGTGTCATGCTTTCAACTAGTTTCTTCTCCTCATCGCTGAGTTCTTTCGGTGGTTCAAACTCTTCTGCAGGTTCTGGTGGCGCAGTGTTCGCTGTAGGTTGTTGTTCAGGAGCTTCTTGATCATCTCCTTCAAGATCTTCACCTTCTTTAGATTCAGCATCAATCTCTTTTTCAATTTGTTGAACGTCCTGGTCAGACATATGCAGAACATTCTTACGAATCCAATCAGTTGAAAAATACTTACCCACAAACGGATCAACTTCTTGCAAAATACGAAGTCTTTCAGTCATAACTTCAGACTGCTTCAGTTCGCTAAAGTGATTGTCTTCCATGAAATCATAATAAATGTATTCTTTCATTTCTTGCCACTCAGACCGAGTTGCAACACCCTTGAGAGCTAACTGAATTTCTAAGAGTTCATCAAATAAAATTGAAAACCGATTGCGAAGTCTTTGAATGAACTTATTAAACTTTAACTCATCACGAGTAATCTCTGAAGCACGTCCAAGATTAAACTGATTCTCTGACTCCATACGAGTCACGGGAACGTTTAGAGACTTATAAAGTTTGCGACGGAAATAATCAACATCTTCCATCTCACCTAGATTTTGACCGCCGGGCAATGAAGTAACTTCTGTACCACGACCACCTTCACGGCGAGCAAACCAGAAATCTTCAAGCATTGTCATATATCTGCGATCATCGCGCACTTCACCAGTCGATGCATCATATACTAACTTATTCTTATGCTTTACCATCATATCACGAAGATACTGTTCAGCTTTCATTTTTGGAAGATTACCAACGTCAATGTAGAATATTCTACGCTCTGGTGCACGTGCGAGACGATAGATAACAACGGCATCTTCAAGCATACGAAGCTGATTCAGAGGTTTGATTGCCTTGTGTAGATGAGAATAGACAAGATTATTACGCGAATCTAACAGACCAGAATGAACGTAACAGATTGAATCTTTCGCAATCTTGATGCCTTGACCAGCAGAAGCAGTTGATACACCTTTTTGATTATAGATGTAATATTCATTCATACCCTTGTAAAGAGTTGCACCAGTTCGTGCATCTTTCTCTTTAATTGCTTCACGAACTTTTCGAATACGACGAGGATCAATATATCGAAGAGATTTAATACCTGCTCTTGGATTTTTTTCATCAATTACGATATTGTAATAGAGTCTGCCGTCAACATACCACTTACGAAATACATCATAACCATTGTTGTTAAAGTCAAGCATTCTGAGAATATCTTGAAAATTCTCAATAATTTTCTTCTTAATACTTGCTGGTTGCTTGAGTTTGTCCATGTTAATTTCGACTGGACCCTCAAGTTCATCAACAACAATAGCTTCGTTTACAACATCTTGAATTGCGGAATCGCACTCTGGTTGAACTGACATCTCACGATACTTTGTGACAAGTTCGCCTTCGTTTTTAGCTTTACCTTCTAAGTCAACATACGTTCCATAAGCGCCACCAGGAGCAATCTCAATCGAACCATCTTCTACTGTAGGTGCTACAATAGAAGGAGTTTTTTCTTGTTCCTTCTCTTCTTTTTTTCTTGCGATAGTGAATCCAAAAAGTTCAGCCATTATAATAAATCCTTGGTTGATGTTTGCTATTATTTATAATGCGACTGAAACAAAAAAAGGGGACCAAAGCCCCCTTTTTTTTTTCGCAAAGATAGTTATCTTTATGTGTTGATTGCAATACCAAACGAAGAAGCTGTATCAACAGTAAAGTAATCGTATGTCCACGTTACCTGATACTCTTCGATTGCGTCTGTTGCTGTCCAGTCTAGATCGATTGGGCTTACAACAGTTGGGAACAATCCAACAAACTTATACTCACGAAGAACTGCACCCTCTTTACCATAATGCCTTACCTGCGCCTGTGACTTATAGGCTTCAGGATTAGCACCAGTAAGACGAAGGTTGCCTTCTGTTGAGTTAATATTTTGTATCCACTCTTCTAATCCTGCACGAACTGCGAAATCCTCATCATTAATTATTGTTGTTGTCCAATCCTCAAAGGTGCGATTTCCTGCAAACTTTACTGCGCGACCAAAGTATAAAACATTGATCGGAGTAACGTTAGTTCCAGGAATCTGTGCTGCTCTGCACATAAAACGAAACTTGTCGTCGGACGCGCTGTTAAAAGGATTCGTCATCGTAACTTCAAAGAGGGAAGGTCTAGCACCGCCGCCTGTCATTGCTCCTTGAAATTCGTTAATGTTAAATGCCATGACTTTTTCTCCTGATATATCCTTTTATATTTATATTAAAACTGTCCAACTACTTCTTCAAATTCAACTCCACTGCGAACTGCAACGAAGTTAAGTTGAATGAAGTTAATCGAGCGAGCAGGTTTGATGTAGATATCACCAACAAACTCATTACGATCAATAACTTCGCCAGTGTTGTTTGTTTCGTCGCAAACTACACGGAAGTCAGTGATACCACGACGACCCTGAACGTCTCTTAGGAATGGTTCAACTAGATTGCGGAACTGTGACCGAGTGAAAGCATCATTGAACTCAAACAGACTAAACTTAGCAGCAGTTGAGATTGCTTTCTCAAGGACAATAAAGAGACGACGAACATTGATACGATCAAAAGCACTTGGCTGTGATAGCATCGTCTTATCGCCGAATAGAACCGTGCCCTGACCTGGGAACGCTACAACTGGATTGATGCCAGCCTTGTAAAGCGTATCGCGCTCGGACTTCTTAGCATTGTAAGAAAGCTTCACAACATTCTTAACTTGTCCGCGATTGAAACCAGCTGGTGAGAACCATGGATCACGAGTTGTATCGGTACGAACCATTAGACCAGCAGTATCGCCGTTCATTGGAACATAACGGTATACATCGTTGTACTTATCGTACTGATACTTCCAAGCACCGTCAAGAACACCATAGGAACTTGATGGTAGAGTATTCCGATAAGTAACTGAATCTTCTGCTTCCTTACCAGCGTATGTTGAGTTATTTACAACATCACCAGACTCTACTGAAAGAAGAGCGATACAATCGAGTCTTGTTTCGCAGATATTTTGAATAAGATGAGTAGCCACTGTTGCGTTTGCATCAGCACCTAGAACAAGCGAAACGTCAACTTCTTCAGCATTCTGAAAGAGATTGTAACCATTAATAATCTGAGCATTTGTTGGTGCAGTACCATCATCACCACCTGAGAGAGAATTTGTAACAGCTTTATCGCTTGTAACACTGAACGTAGTTGTTGCAGCACTACCTGCGCCAGTCATTGAATCAACGTGACTTGCCCACCAAAGATAAGATGACCGATTATTAATAACATCCTTGTAGTAGTTTGAAGCACCATCAGTTGTTTGAGCGCCGAGAGCACGTGAAACGTTGCTCCATGCTTCTAGAACTTGACCGTTAACTCCTGTGAACTCACCATCTTCGTCAACAACAGCAATGTGAAGTTCATCATTAGCACCACCCTTATTTGATACATAAGTTGAAGTACCAGGAGCAGCATCGAAGTTATTGTAGTATTCCCAACGACGTTCAGCAGCCTTTACAGCAGTGTTAGCAAAAACTAGAGTAGAATTATCTGTTGTTCCTAGTTGAGTTTGAGTAGGAGCAGTAGCTACAGTAATTTCAGTTGCGCTTACGTTTGTCACTGAAAGACCATCGCCAAGATTAATACCAGCTGACTGTAGGAAAATTACATCTCCATTAGAAACAGAACCGGTTACGTCAATCGCTTGTAGACCATCTGCACCAACAGTTTTAATTGTAGTTCTGCCAGCTTGGAACTCTAGATTTGCTGCAATCGTTGAAGTATATGCGTTTGCACTTACGCAAACTGAAACTTTGAGTGAATTACCAATTACACCAGGATACTTTGCAACCCAGTCACCACCACCAGTAATTCCAGTTGAATAGTTTTGCTCATAGTCATCGTCGTTCTTTACATAACGACCGACAGTTGACGTTGAAGCATTGTTTGCATCATTTTCAACGCGAGCTACGTAGAGAGCGTTACCATAAGCAAGAAAGTTTGCTGCGGTAAACCACTCTTGATAGTTATTTGAATCAGGCTCTCCGAACTGTGAAGCTAGAGTGCTTTCTGAATCGACAAGGACTCTCTTTGCAACTGGACCCCAATGATACCAACCAGCAATAGCGCCAGTTGTGGTTGAGACGGCAGGAACAACTGTTGTCAAGTCAATTTCAGAAACATTAACGCCTGGTGAAACTTGAAAAGGCATCTTTTATCTCCTTGTCAGATTGTTTTTTTTATCAAATTCTTTTTTATTTATAATTTGATGAACTTATAGATTACCAGTCATTCCATTTGTTACTACCATCTAAATCATTCCAAAACTCACCTTGGCTGGTCATGTTTGAATTATTTATTACATTTTCAATTTCACTTCCATCATCGATAAACCCGAATGGTAAAACATCATCTGAGAGCATTTGATCACGATTATCCAATAATCTCTTACGAAAATTAGTGTCTGTGATCTCTTTAAAGAACTCTTGGTTTGTAGACCACGCAAAAAGAACTAGACACATTACTAAATCATCATGGGCACCCGCATCAGCCTCATATGAAGCGTTCTTTTGTATAAAAGTAGAAAACTCATTGATAACGTGGTAGTCATGTAATAGTATCTGTGACTTCTCAATCATTGTTTTAATGTTCGCACAACCTATTCGTTTTACCTGTTTTGTAGTTCTCACTCCTTTCTGCACGGTTTTAGAGAACCCGCCACCAATAACCTGACCTGCACGACCCTTCACTGCAGTAAAGATCACATTTTCATACTCTAAATCAAAATGTAGAATATCTGCTATTTGTTGACCATTATCATTAATTTCAATGAGAACAGATGCATTGTTAAAAGACCTAACAACATTATGAATTACTTCAGGATATAAAAGAGGAGCAATTAGATTATCAGTATAAGCAGCGACGACCTCATATGGTGCTGTACTTGTATCAACAACTACGAAAGCAGATGCATCAATTCCTGAACCTCTTGAAGTATCAACCACGCAAAAATAATGATGATCCTTTACAGGTTCTTTGTATATTCTAAGATTGCCACCATAAGAAGTATGAATCGGATTAATAAACGCAAGTGTTCTTAAAATAGTTGGTGATATTAGAGTATGTGCTGAACCAATAAACTCAGCCTCGAATTCTTGACGAAACTGATCTTCACTTGTGTTAGCAATTGTTTTTTGTTTCCAATCTTCATCACGACCTGGAACTGCATCCCAGTTAACCTCAAAGTTTGCATATTCATTTCGATGCTCAACGCTGTTTATCCATATCTTATAGAATAAGTCAAAACCATTTGGAGTTGAAGTAATCACGATTTTTGTTTTTGTACCTGAAATAATAGTAGGATAAACTGAAGTAAAGAAGTCTTCCTGAATATTACGAGGTACGAATGCAAACTCATCGAGATATAGTAATGAAATACTCATACCACGGATAGCGCTGGAAGCAGTTGATGCGGCGATAATCGTACTGCCGTTTTCTAACTCAATATTCGTTTTATTCCAAGTAATCACACCCTGTTGCAACCACTTCGGTAAATATTCATATCCGCGTTGAACTCTTGCTAAAATCTCACGAGCAGTAGACAACTTATTTGCAAGAATTGCAACACTATAGTTATCATTAAAAAGTACATGCCAAAGAATAATTGCTGCCGATGTAGTAGTTTTACCTGCCTGACGACAAGTTTTAATTACAGTAAAACGATTCTCGTCAATCGTCTTTACCATTTCTTTTTGATATGGATACATCTTAAAATGTATCAAACCTTGATCAAGATTGACGATCTTAACATAGTTTTCAATGAAATACTCCATGTCCTTTGAACAACGAATCAGTTCTTGAACCTGTTCCGCAGTCCATTCAATCGGCACATGTGCCTTTTTTAAATTAGGATTCGCTAAGTAGTTCTCTGACATTATGTTTTAGTGGCTCCAAAAATAAACCACTGCCCTTTACCAATATTGAACTTATTTTCTTCGGTTGGTGTGATTAAAGGTGCAAATGTTTTTATGATAGAGTCTTTTGAAAATCCACCCTTGATTGCAACATCTGATAAATCCATATCATGCATCGTGCCCCAAAAAGGCTCGTTATTATTATGAGTATCCCAGTCTTTCATTAGTTGGTCAAACGGGTCTGGTATTAAATCAAATGTTGGTTGTTCTACATGAATCATCATTCCACCGGGTTTTAGTAGTCTGTGATTTTCTTGTATGATATTATAAACAGCTCTTGTTGAAGTTTCATGTAAGAACATAGTCGATACGATAAGATCAAAACTCTCATCTTCATATCGAGTACACTCTGCGTTTTGTTGTGAGAAAGTAATATCCACACCCAAACTGTTTGCTCTACGATGAGCGTATCTTAAAACAGGTGCACCAATGTCGATGCCAATAACCTCTGACTTTTTCCAATATTCCTTAAATGGTAATGTGTTGTGCCCAACAGTGCATCCTAAGTCAAGAATTCTTTTTGGTTTAAAACCTTTATAGTTCTTTACAATCCAATCAATAACAGCATATGCTGCACCTGCATTGTATATTCCTAACATACCATTTGTAGAATTGTACAATCCACCCAAGTCATACATAGCACCACCTGAAACATCATTCTCAATAAACTCAGTAACATAACCACCAGGCTGCCAGTGCATGTCAAGTTCAGATTGATATCTTGGTATTGGAAGTTCAGAGTCTAACTCAAGTTTTCCGATATCATTCTTTCTTGGTTTTGATATTTCAATCAAATCATCTAAATGTTTCTCTACCATTATTCTACGTTCAGCATAAGTATTTGCCTGTGCAAAAACTCTCATCATACTCCATGCTTGAAAGTATGGTTCTTTTAACATTATCTCACGAACTTCGTGTCTGTTTTTTGGTTTTCTTTTCTTTTGTTTTAAAAACTTGGGTAGCGCTTTCTTCTCATAGATGTCACGATGACCTATCCATACTTTCTGAGAAAGATGATTGAAGAACGCAATAATGTAATCCAACCTAGCTGACTCATCATGGTCTGTAGGAGTTAGATTCTCATGACGACCAAAGTTTCTCCAATATACTTGACTCATACTAATATACCTTTAGAAAATCTATTTACTTATTTTTATTTTCGCGTTATAATGCGTATGTCGCATTTTGAGTTAGGTATTACCTTTGATTAACTTAATCAATTCACTGGTATTACCTACATATAATGCATTTGTAACATTCTGTGGTTTATCTGATTTCTCTTCTTTCAGTTGTTTTACCTTCTTCTGAAGTTCGAGTAAATCTTTATTAGCATCTACAATAGTTTTCATGAGTGTAGATAATACTTCATAAGCTCTTGGTGATTCAGAAGTAGAAGCGATAGATGATAAGTCTTCAATAGAAGTTTGTGCTGATTCGATAATGCTCTTTAGATTCTGTCTAGCATATTCGTAATCATCCATAATAATATCAGATTCTGATATCTCTAATGGTGGTTTCTCAACGATTTCTCTTGAATCAGCAATAATCTCTGATATTGGTTCAATCTCATCATTCAAATTCAAAAGATCTTCCATATTCTTTTCAAGATTCGTTTTCATTTTACTACTCGTTTAAAGTTGTAGCATCTTCATTAATATTAGTTGTAAATCCAAAGTCATCGTTAATAGAGATTTGATTAATACCTACATCTAGTTGTGTATTCGCGGAAGGTGAAGTTAATGGCGAACCATTCGCAAACATTGATGGTGTAACAGTAACCTTTGCAATCTGCTCTGAATTCGCAGGCGTATCGCCAAAGACATTCGTGATTGATCTCTTAATAATACCACTATGAGAAACTGGACCATAGAAGTATGCTTTTATCTGAAAGTTTAGATTATAAACTAAAGCACGTCGAGTATCAAAGTCGCCTTCATATGCGTCTTCAATTGCTACATCTTGTAGAACTACTGGAGTATCAACAACTACACTCATGTCAGGTATTAGAATGACATTCGTTGTAAACTCTGGGCGAAAATATGGTAGTATCTGTTCAACGATTTGTGCACCATCATCTGCGTTTTTTACAAAGATTGAAAGCAACATATTGAGATCATAAGGAACTGGTACGTACTGCGTATCAACACGATTAAAGTCTGTTGTCTTTATACGAATATTCTTTATGGTTGAAGATAACTTTCGCGCAGGTGCATAGTTCATTGAGACAATCTCAAATCCCATGCGTGGGAGAGTAATCGCTACTTGTTGATCCAGATTTGGATCTTGAGCGATCCTTGTCAACCATTTTTCTTTTGGACCGTAAGCAAGCGGCACCGCAATAGACTGTATGCGATTCCCGTTAATGTCAAGTCTCTGAACAACGATGTCGTTAAAGAGATTTCCAAATGCAATCACATATTTGCGAATCGTGCCGTGGTAAAATGAAGTAAACATTAATAGCGGTCCACTTCCCCAAACGGATTGAGTTCACTAAAGTCTATAATATCACTCTGCACGAACACAGGATCATTACTGCTAAAGTATGCATTATTTGCAACGAGTTGACCAGAAGCAGTAATGACAAACTCTTGCATAAGTGAACCACCTTCTTCAAGTGATAGATTGTCACCATTTTCAAGAATCATCTCGTAAGCAAGAATATCTGTAGTGTAGTTATCCTCAATCGCGTCAATTGAAGTATTACCAGTGTTAATCTGTTCGTTGCTGTATTCAAAGAGTTCGCAGCGTAGATCAAATGACTGTAGTCTACCATTTTGATAGAATACTTGTTCATGCTCTACGAACTTAATCTCAAACAGTTTTTCAACAAGTGGAAAATAGATTAAATCACCTTCAGTTGGACGATTTGTAGTGATTGAATAACCTTCTCCGTTACCGTCTTCCAGCGAAACTGAAAACCCTTCGTAGGCAGTAGAAAGTTTTCTGCGTGATGGTGAGTTTGTGTCAGCTTCTTCGGTTAGATAGTTATATCCAACTTCAGTAGTTAACTGCTCAGATTTAGCCTGATCGAATCTTTTACGAGCGACAACAAATGTAATCTGATCACGAATCTCTAAATTGAACTTTGAAAGAAAGTCACCTTCTCCTTCAAATCCTTCAACATTCTTTATATACATTTCCATTTCAACTGCATCGTTAAATTGCATTAACGTATCTTCGCCGAACAAATAATCGGTGCGAACTGCAGTTTTTGGAAGATATCGAACTTCATGCCCATACATCTTGATTGACTCAATCGTAAGATCTTCGATTAAGTCTTGTTCACGTGCATAGTTGAAGTTGTTGAAGTAAGTGTTTACTGGCACTTGTTATCCTAACCAACAAAGTCGGTAACAGGTAATGAGTAACCGACAATCATTTCTTCTTCTAACTTTGTTATTTCGTTTTCTGCATCATCATAGATTTTAGCGCCGTTGAACGTAAGACCTCCAGGTAACTGCATGCCTTCGAACTTTGTAAGATTCGAACCCCACTGCTTCTTAATCAAAGCTGTGGCGTATCGCGCTAACCATCTATCACCCCAAACATCTGAATAGGTGTCGGGGTCTGTTACACGGTAACAGTCAATTATAATATATTCACCTGTTTCAATATCGCTAGTCCAATCCATGTCGATGTGAAGTTTATTCACATGTCGATTGTATCGAATTGGCTTCTTACCCACAAACAATTCTTCGAGCATGCGAACGTGCGTCATTGCGGTCACATATGGAACGTATGACGACGCTGATAGATCGAAAAGATCGTTTAGATGGATTTGATAACGTATACTGAAAAGATTGGATGATTGAGCAGCTTGACCAAGATCCAATATAGAATTGACGCCGATGATAGAGTTCGCAAGAGTTATATATCCGTTCGACTTATCGGAAGCAGTAACGACGTGTTTTACGAGAACTCTCTCGGTGCCATCAAAATGATAATCCTGATAATACTTTAATGCATCGTCAATACGATCCTCTACCTGTTCATCATCAACATTGATGTCGATAACAGGGTCACCAAGGCGACGTAGACAATACGCTTTAAATTCGGTTCGTGTAGTAGGGACTGCCATGAAAAACTCCAGTCATTTTTTATTATTTATAATGACTGGAGTTTATTCAAGATAATATTGTTTACTGTATATTGGTTGTGGGGAATACAAAACTTTCTTCCCCTTTTCATTTCTCCAACTAAACAATCTTGTTGTATTTTGAAATTTTTTATAGGAATCAATCCAAATTTTTTTATGATCTAATGAAACCTTTTCTATTCCAGCATGCCAACTATTGTTGACATTTTTTGCTGAAACGTCTAATGTATATATGTATTTGTCTTCTCTTTTAATATCTACCACTGATTGTAACCAAAAAGGATAGATTATTCTTTTCAACCTTTCCTGACTATTTTTTTGTAAATCTTCCACAGTAAAATTGTGTTTTTTAATATGATTTTTTACTAAATGACATTGTTTGATTATCAATTCAGGCAAATCTGGAGACCAATAAAAGTATTCGTCATACCAGCCTTGATTATATTTATCTTGTATTGATGCAGTTACGTTCAAATTACTATTGATAAACGATGCAAATAACTTCATGTTGCTAGTATCTAATTTTATATTAGGCTTATCGTGACCCCATAGTATACAAACTTTTTTTCCTGAGTTGATCAAATTTTTCCAATGTGTTACATCATCACGCAACAATGTTCTAGAAAAAGCTAAAGGGTGGACAAATAACCCCATATCATAATAAAATAAATTTTTCGCGCTTAGATATTTTTCGTCTAAATGAGATTTGTCTTTCACATTTACAACTTCAATTATTTTTCCACTGTTATTTTTTAATTTTTTCAAAGCAGGAATTATAGACTTTGTAAATTCTAAGTTTTGAAAATTTCCTCCTGGTAAAGATGATATGTTATTCCAACTAAAAACTTCATCTATTTTTATATTGTTTCGTACAAAACAATTTAAGATATTATCTGAATCTGCTCCAGAACTATACATTAAAACGATGTAATCATAATTTTCTCTAATTTGTTGACAACGCTTCTTATACAATTCAAATAATGATTCGACTGGTTCAACTTTCCAATCATACTTGGAAAAAACCTCATCATTAAAATGCCATTTAACGTTGTTACTAAATTCATATGCTTCGGTAAGACTATAGGTTTTATAAATTGACCCATCATTTTTACGGGCTATATAATATCCAAATTTATCTGGGTTAAATGTAATTGAATTCATAATCCCTCTCTTACCATAATATATAATTATATATTATAGCACAAAAAAGAGTTTTTCATGTACAATAAAATATATAATGATCCGTATGAACGCGAACAGATATTTTATCCATATTGTTGGTGGAACAACGCTTTCAGTGAAGAAGAATTAGAAAGCATAAAATATTATTGTAACTCATTAAATTTAACGAAGGGAACAACAGGAAACTCTGAAGAAACAAACACAAAAATTCGCAATTCTAACATTCAATTTTTTAAAAAAAATTCTGAAAATAACTGGATTTTCGAAAGATTGAATCGCACCATAGAATCTTTGAACGATCAGTTTTATAATTTTAATTTAAATGGATACGATAGTATACAATATACTGTCTATAATTCATATGAAAAACAACATTATGATTTTCATATGGATACTTTTATGAATTATGATAGATCACAAACATTTTCTTCGGGGTTTAGAAAATTGTCTTTGATTTTGTGTTTATCTCATCCAAACGAATATGAAGGAGGAGAGTTTCAGATAATCGGAGGAGACCCGAATGATCCACATGTTTTAGAACAACAATATGGAAGAATAATAATTTTCCCCTCTTTTATGATACATAGAGTAACACCAATTACCAGTGGAATAAGAAAATCTTTAGTTATTTGGGTGACAGGTCCAAAATTTATATAAGAGTATTCTTAATATTCGTTATCATTTCTGCTGATAATGAATGTTTTTCTTTTGCTTTTACAAAATTTTCGTCGAGTAATGCTTGATCTGGTTCAGGATAAGAATCGAGATCATTCCATACAAAATTAAAACCGTTTGTGAAATTTGAACTTAACGGAGTTTCTTTATAAAGCAAAGGCATAGATTTTACCATCATTGCTTCAATAAAACGATAAGACCACATATGTTCAAAAGTTCCGGGATTATCTACGTAATGAGGACACAAAACATATCTTGATTTTGCCATAGCAGTGTAGTATTCTTCGTCTAAAGTTTTTACTGAAAAGGTTGATGGAATACTACCTTTTGTTGTAATTACAATATCCGCTCCTGCTCTCGAGGAAAATTGATCAAGTAAAGGTTGCCTAGTTTTATCTGGATTTTCTTTGTCTTTTAACGGGATATAATTCTTACCTTTAAACTGAAACCAATTAGTTTTTTTCATACTATGATAGGTTTCCATCGCATTCCAATATGAAATTGGATACATTATATTAAGTTTAATCCCATTAACTTTAGAATACCCCTGATCTTGGTTTATCAAAATTGCACATTTTGTGAAATCAATACCAGCTTCATGCAAACTTTTTTTTAATAGTTTTGTGTCCCTCGACCTTTTAGTTAAATGGTGATTATTACCGTCTTGTTCAGTTTCAATTAATGTTTTCATCCAACGGTAATATTCTGCCTTTTCCACTAAACACTCTTAATTTATACACCATCGATAAGTTCGTCAACCGTTAGATCATCTATTGGATCATTTACTGCAGCATTTGAATAATTATCTTTTTCTACTGCTGTTCCAACTTTAGCAGCCCACTTAGTTAGAGAAGTGTCAATAGAAGGATCAGCAATTTTTTCTTTTAATGTTAACCAGTCGACCGGAGCATGTTGCAAAATGTATGCATCTATTTCTTCATCGGTCATACCATTAGCATCATCTGTCCAAATATTAACGTTATAATCTGTACGGCATGAAACAGGATAACCAGCGTCGGTTCTTGCAATGTTCCCCTGACCATCATGAATTGCTAAATCATCTTCAGTAATTTTATCAGTAAAAAATCTAACAACAAAACTTTTTTCGTTTTCATCTACGTTTAAAATGCGATACCGTAAATTTACAGCCATTTTCTGTTACTCCTATGATTGCGGACCGTTTATGGTACCTGAATTGATAAATCTTATGTTTCCGACGCCATTAATTGCAGAACCTTGTGAACCCGGCGATCCTGCAGGACCTTGAGGACCTTGACCGCCGACTCCGCCCGGATTTCCTCCAGGGCCTGTTGGACCTTGACCACCAGATGGACCTGTTCCGCCACCAGGTCCACCAGCTCCACCAGGATAATTGTTGAGTCCCCCATTCCCGACGTTTCCGGATTGACCAGTTCCAGCGGTAGCGCCCTGACCACCGTTGCCGCCGACGCCGCCGCCTCCGTTTCCGCCGCCTCCTACGTTGGCAGCTCCAGGGTTTGCACCACCGCCACCACCGGGACCACCAGGGGCGCTATTACCACCAGCTCCACCGCCGCCGC